AGGATGCGGGGTTTCCTGTAGATAAATAAAAAACCATCAAACCTTTCAAACCTTTATATCCACATATTGTGCATATCTGGAACACTATTTATAAGGTTTGTTATTAGGTTTGGAGGATGCGGGATATCTCAGAATAGGTCCCTACCCAATAGATACATGATTATCCATAGTTGCATACACATCATGATGAGTTCAATGTTTGTCATTTATACTTAGGGTTAAACCATTGCATTCTTACTCTTGCTATATCTCTATCTTGTAATGTGCTATTACACATATGACACATAGGCTCAAGGTTGTCTAACCCATCCCCTCCTCCCTTGCTGATAGGGACTATGTGATTAGCCGTATCTGCAACATTGCCACATGTAATACATGAGGGATTAGTACTTAGTAATATCTTTCTGTTCTTCTTGTATACCGTGCTGCTGTAGCCCATCTACCCATCCAATCCAGTCCATTGCTCTTCCACATCCACTACATAACTCACTGGTTGAGTCCACTCTGATACAAGTGGTGCACCAGAATATGGAAGTCGCTTCAGGAGGCGTTCCATCCTGTTGTCTATCTCTTTGTATTCTTGCCAATCTATTTTTGCCTCCCATACACATACCAAATCAAGCAGATGAGGAGCACATACATATGACCAATCAGGATGCCAGTAATAGGCTGCTTGACCACATCTATCACATGGTCTTGGTCTTACAGAATGCTTATATTTCTCAAGATAATATGTTGGACTATCTGGAAAACCTATCTTAGGCTGCCGCATTTCGCATTGCCTCAAATATTTGTGAAACCTTCACAAGATAACCTTTACTTGGATTTGCTCCATCATTCATTTCAGCCTTTGGAGACTGTTTGCAGAGTTTCTTTAGCAAACTGGTAGGAACATCCAAAACAACTGGTTTCAAGTCTCTAACAGGCATTACAAGGCTGTAATAGTTAGCCTCTGTAACTTCTATGCCACTTGGTTTCCATTTATTTTCATTGTTATACCAGCACTCATATTCAATGTAGAAATTACCTGTCTTCTGCCATTGGTAATCAGTCTTTACTTCTGCCGTTTGAATAATGTCAGCAGTAAGGCTCTCACCTACAAGCCCACTTCTATAATCATTATCCCAACTACTTAAACTCATAAGTAAATTATACACCCTTTATATTACTCTCGTAGAAATCCTTAGCAACCTTCCAACCCATTGGCTTACCAAATGCTTGTTCATATATATAGTTATATGCATTCAATAATCTTTGGTCATCAGATTTCTTTAGATACCTTGAATAATTGGTAGGGTCAATAACATAATATGACTCTTTCCTACCAGTAGCAGGTCTACCTCTTTTACCGTTCATACAAATCATCCGTATCAGGATTTAGATTTCTATCTTCTCGTTCTTCATTAAACCAAATAATTTGGTCTGTTGGTATGAACTCCCACTTGCCTACATTCATTGCTCTGCCTCTCTGTTAGTAAACATAAATATCCTTTATGTTTTATATTCTTTTTTGTTTTCTTACATGCAAGAGCCGTAAGCCGTGTCCTGAAGAGATATATATTCTTATATATATTTATATAAGGGTTATAGATTGCTAACTTCCATAACTACATATCTCTTGTTGAAGATATCTCTTCGCACTAAGTGTTCACTCAAATATTTCTATCTGACCTGCTCACCTATACCCTCGTGCTGACACGGCATAGAATGCTTTCGCCACATTGCTTTGTGGATTCTTATAAATGAGAAGACAGTTGAGAAAGAACGCTCTTGTAAGAAACTCTTTTCCTATTCCCCCAAGCAGGGTTGAGAGATAGGTGCTGCCTAATTACTCCTGTGGCTTATGTGTGGCTATGTGTGGATTTCGTGTGGCTTGTTGATGCCTATCCGTTGCCGTTTGTGCCTATGTATACAGTATAGCATACTTTTGTGACCTACGCCACACTTCTTGGTACCTTATGTTACTGACCAGTAACTTATACATTTCTACCAGATGGGGTCAGAGTTTCTTCTGTCATTAGGGTCCTCTGACTTCATCCTTAAATTCTAAGACCCAGTAGAGGCGAGTAAAGGCTTGGCAACGGTTCCTCAAACCCCTACTGGGGAGGTGACGCATATGTCATGCGTACAATCTAATTATACAGCATGTTTATTACTAAGGTAAAAATTAAAAGTTAACCCAAGAAGTGCCATCATATTTTTTAGAATTCCAGAATGCCCACTGACTACCATCCCAAACTTTATTGGCTGTAGGTATTTTCCAGTTAGTTCCATCATAATATTTAACATTTTTATCTAAGGCAGCATAGTTTAGATATCTGTTTCTTACTTCAGCAGTACTTAATGGTCTGTCATAAATTGCAAAGATATCCATTGTCTTAGGCTCTGCTGAAGCAGCAGTACCAGCAAATAATATAATTAAAGCATTAACTGCTCCAGCAAGTGGATTTGATAATGTGCCTGTTATTGTTCTTGTAGCGATTTGTCTACCATTAACATAATACCGTGCAGTTACTGTTCCCCCAACATTTTGATATGTTGATGCAAGGTGCACCCAATCATTTGTTGTAAGTAATTGTTGAGACCAAGGACCAGTATTTGCATAATACCCAAGAGGAACATCATTATATCTATCAATAAACTCAATTCTTCCATCTGCTGTGCTACGAATATTATGACATGCACCTGTTGTATTAAATATAGTCATTATTGGTCCTACACCTGCTTTTTGTGATTTAAAACTGTTCTTTGTGTGTCCCCATTTTACCCAACACTCAAGGGACATGTTCCCTGAATTATGAAGTGTATCTAACTGTGAGGATTTAGTTCCTTCAAATATTATTTGTCCACTGTACTGATTAGTCCATGTACTTGTTTGGCTAATTCCATTTCCCTCTAATGAGTCTGGATTCTTAAGTGTTAGGTTATTTGTAAGTCCAGTTGAAAGAACTGTGGACCAATTACCATTAGATGCTACATTGTTACCAAACTGTGTTTGGAAAGATTCAGTTGTCCCATCCCAACTTACATTGTTTAAATCACAAGCAAACCAAGGATTTGAAGATTCAATTAGTGCCTTTTGACGAGTCTTTGATGCATCAATTCCTTTCATATATCTACGAGCAATTTGCTTATTTGTTTGAGCAGTGTTCATCCATTGAGCAAATCCTGCAATTTTAATTGGAATACCTGTGCCATTGTATTGTGCAAAGAAGCCACCATCATTGGTTGTTTCACCATAGAAATTGGCACCAACTGAGTAATCCCAACCAAATCCATTAAAATTGCTTGAAGTTACAACTCCAGTTGTGGAATTTTGATTTGCTCCTGATATTTCATCACCTTCTTTAATTGCTGCAACAACTCCATTATGATAAATAAATACACCTGCATAACCTCTTAATGCTGTTGAACTTTGATATATCGTATCTTCAGCATAAACAATTGATATGTGATGCCATGTATCAAAGGCAAGTGGTTCTGTGGCAATGTTTCCAGATGACATGTAGTAACCATTTCCATTACCACCATTGTTTAAACCAGCAACTTCAATACGCCAATCAGGAGTTAGCCTGATTCTGTCGTAAATTGTTGTACCTGAAACAGTTCTTTCTCTAAAAAGAAGTTTATAATTACCTTGTGACAATGTGTAACCTGATGGGATTTTAATCCAGAATTCATATGTTGCGCCATGAGAAGTTTGACCAGCCTGTCTTGGATATGCAAGAGTAGAAGCATCTGTAATGAATTCACACTCTATTTGTCCTAATTGAAGTTGCATTGATGACCCACCAACTCCAGGAGGTGCATCATTTACAAACTGTCTTGTTAATCTACTTCCACCAGTTTTAAGTGTGTATGGTAATTGTGTAATTACATTTGCATTGCCATCAAAAGATTGATACCAATCTGGTTTTTCTAATAAGTCATAGTAAGAAAGTGGCAATTAAACCACCAACCAAACCCAGCCAACTTGTGGAGATGTTGGAGCAGTGGCTTGAGCAAATAAATTCTGTACGCCTTGTGGTCCAGTTGCTCCAGTTGCTCCAGTTGCACCTGTTGCTCCTTGGATTCCTTGTGGACCTTGAGCACCAGTTGCTCCAGTACTTCCTGTTGGACCTGCTGGACCTGTACTTCCAGTACTTCCTGTAGGACCTTGAGGACCTGTGTCTCCAGTATCTCCTTTAGGACCAGTCAAACCAGTGTTGCCAGTTAAACCTGTACTTCCTGTGTCACCTTTAGGTCCTTGAATGCCTTGGATACCTTGTTCACCAGTATCTCCTTTGACTCCTTGGATACCCTGAATTCCTTGGTCTCCAGTATCACCTTTAACACCTTGTATTCCTTGGTTTCCTTGAATTCCTTGGATACCTTGAGAACCTTGTGGACCTTGTGGACCAACTATCTGTCCTGCATCAATCCAAGTTGTTCCATTCCAAACATATAAGTTTCCATCAGCATCATTAATGTATGAATCACCAAGAGTGTTACCACTTGCAGGAAGAGCAGCAGTGTTTGCAACACTACCCTTCAAAGTTACAGATGCACCTGCTTGTCCTTGTGAACCAGTATCTCCTTGTGGTCCTTGGGCACCTGTATTTCCTTGAGGACCTTGTGGTCCTGTTAATCCTGTATCACCTTTGACACCCTGAATACCTTGGGGACCAGTTAATCCAGTGTCACCCTTTACTCCTTGTGCTCCAGTGTTACCTGTGTCGCCTTTTACGCCTTGTATTCCTTGAGGACCTGTTAAACCTGTATTACCAGTGTCTCCTTTTATTCCCTGAATTCCTTGTGCACCTGTGGCTCCTGTAGCACCAACTGCACCTGTTGCACCTGTGTTACCAGTTGCACCTGTGTTACCAGTTAATCCTGTATCGCCTTTGATTCCTTGAATACCTTGAGGACCTTGAGGTCCAGTATCTCCTGTGTCACCTTTAGGACCTGTAGGACCTGTAAGGGTATTTAAAGCACTTGTATAAAGTACTGCCTCACTTGGTGAAACTATCTTTATCTGAGATTTCATTAGTTTGTCACATCTCCTTCTACAAACAAGATGCCTTTGAGGAATGTTGTAACACCTTCAGGACTTGTTCCTTGTAAATCAAAATAACTTCTTTCATTGACCAGTGCAGGAGTATCTTCAACTGGTACTTCAAGGTTGATTGAGTTACCAGCCACTGTAACTATCAGATTCACTATTTCTTCCCCTGTTTTATTTTTTAGTATCGCTTCAAAGGTATATGAGGATATGTCTACTGCTTCTTCAGCATTGTCCAGCACCAATATATTGAAGGTGCTCTTGTCACCTGCGTAGATTCTCCACTCTAATTGTGGTGGAGTTAAGTCTAATATTTCCATTTTGTAGTCCCTCCAGATTTGCTGAACTACCTCAATTGTAAAATATAGGTATGTTGACTATGGAGAGAAATGAACGCTGAACTAATAGGTGCCCTTGCATCTGCAACGGTACTGATATTGGGGTCCATGTTTGGATTAATTAAATGGATGATTACTAAGTTCTTATCTGAACTCAGACCCAATAGTGGTTCAAGTATGAAAGACCAGATAACAAGGCTGGAAGAGAGGGTTGATGATATCTACCTGCTCATAGCCTCTAAGGAGAAGAAATGAATACTGTTTATTACAATGGGGAACTAATCCCTGCTGAAGATTGGGATTATTCCCTGTCTAAGCCTAAGACTAAATCAAGTAAGAAAGAGTCTAAGAAGGCTGAGGTGGAACTACCACAAGAGGTGACTCTCCCAGAGGAGTAGTCCTTTGTTAGAAGTAATAGTTGCTCTAACCCTGATGCTGACAAATGCGGGGATGAGTCAGAAAGAAGTAGTCTGCTCATTAGAGTTAGTAAGAATAGAGAGTAACTACCATATAGATTCAACCAACAGTTCTTCTGGTGCTTATGGTTTGTTTCAACTTATGCGTATTGACAAGAAACTATCCATGAAAGAACAAGTGGTGAGGTTTGATAAGTACATCAAGCACAGATACAAAGGAAACACTTGTCTCGCATTAGGGCATTTACGCTCAAAACACTGGTATTAGCCCCATAGTGTGCTATGTTTTCTATGCATGAAGTTGTGTAGGTATTACCTTAAGAGTTAAGGAAGTACACACAACAAAGAAAACTTAATAGTGTGTGTATTGTTTTAAGTTACTGCAAAAAGTTTATGCGTGTTGAAATCACAGTAACCGCAGCGCTTAATGCAGTACGGGATATGAACGTAGAAAGAGAGCGTCATTGCGTGTACTTCTTTTTCTTGCATATGTAAACAATACACACTTATTAACAATTCTTTAATGTAGCCCCACTATGTGCATAGGAGAAAGACATGTTAGTAAGTCAATACTTTGAGAAGTTCATTCAGGACCATCCATATAGATATCAAACTAAGATAAACATGGTGAGGTGTCTGAAGAAGTTAGAACTATGGGATATGGAGTATGAGGAAGTAAGTCCAAACCTTTGCTGGAATAGGATTGAAGCCATCATCAACCAGAATGTAAAGAGATGCTACTCAGGTTATATGCGTAATATCTTTGATTATAACTTCAAGCAGATACCAGTAGTAATGGGTATACCTAAGACCTATGACTTCCCTCCCAAGGAAATAATCCATGAGTTAATTGAGAGTACTAAGTACAGAAGGATTCTCTATCTATGTATGTATGCAGGTCTTAGAGTAGGAGAGGCTTGTGCTCTTGTTCCCTCTCAGGTAAAGAAGGAGGGTAATCATTACTGGATTAATGTTGATAGAGCCTTTAGTCAGGATGGTGTATCTCTTGGTTCCCCCAAAACTTTAGGCAAGGTAATGATTCCTGAATGGTTAGCCCTTGAAGTCTTGGCTATGAAGAAGGAAGACTATTGGCAAAAGGGAATACCTACTAAGAGAGTTACAACTAATTGTCAGTCATTAGGACATACTCAGAAGGTAAGAATCAATCCTCATATGCTTAGACATTGGTTTGCTACAGATATGGTTAAAAGAAATGTTCCTGCTAATGTCATTATGAAACAAATGAGACATAAGACTATTAATACCACTATGCAGATATATGCTCAGGTTAATAACACTGACTTTGTAGATGCCCTGCCAAATAAGGATTAGGAGCAGGAAATCTCATAACTTGCAATGGACTCTGCTATCTCCTTGGTGGTTATGTCATAACGCTTATCACCATAGTAAATAACGGTTCCATCATTAAGGACATTGGCTGGGAAGGTATCTGCAACTACTGAGTTACCTTCCTTGTCCAAGCCCTTTGCTTCACAAGTTAACTTAGTTTGAGGTGAGGCAGGGTACTTAAAGATAGGTGTCCATGCCCAAGCATTCTGGTCCTCATCAAAGAAGATGTTTGGCTTAATGTCATACACATTCTTGACTGCTGCAGGAGGTGCTTCTTTTTTTCCCCCTGTGAATTGACCAATGATTGCGAGTACCACAATTACAAGTGGGATTATGAATTTCTTCTGCTTAAACCAAGGTTGTCCAGTAGTTGTCATGCTTAAAATGATAGACCAAACCCCTCCAATTGCAAGGAGGGGTAAGGTTTTTCCTACAGGCAGGGTAGGAAACTTAGGAGGTTTCTGTTGCAATAATGCAGAAGTCTTCTTCTACTGCTTGGTCCTTGACTACATATAAGCGTAGGGCTGCTGCATACCATGACCATGGACCCATTGTGATGCTTATTTGTTTAGATACTTCTACTGGTCCTGTTGTAGCAAAGTTTGCTTTGAAGTAAGCCTTATCAACTCTGTAGTCAGTAGGTAATGTTGTTAGTGTTTCTATTGATGAGTAGCCCTGAATCTCTTCAGTCCCTGCCAAATTCCAAGGGGTTATCTCTGCTACTCCACCTGTTAACTGCTGGTCTGATATCAGTACCTTTACATTATTCTTGGTAGTTGCTGAGTCATTGTGAATAAGAATCATTCTCTCTTGTACTAAGGCTGCTGTGTTATCAACATTGTTAATTGAATAAGGAGTCACAACTGCATCTACCTGAGATGTTGTTAGCCCTGTGAATAATGAGTTGGTACCTGTAGGGATAGGAACTGGATACCAGTAGTGGTAGTTGAGTCCATTGTCCTGCCCTGTTGCTGCAATGTTTGTGTAATTGTTATTTGTAATGGCACCACCTCTTGTAGTGCTAACTCCATAAATCTTCATTTATACATACTCCGTCCAAGATATATTTGCTACTAAATGCACACCATTAATCTGACCATATGTGACTGCTGAATTAAGGGCATCTGTTCTTGCTGCAATTGCAAGTGGGTATCCATAACTCCAGATGTAGTCTCTCCATCCACTGCTGAGTGCAATGGTTCTTAAACCACTGTTATTAATACTTGACCATGTTTGAGTATTGGTCATTTGAGAATCTGTATAAGTAGTAGGTGCTGAGTTACCTGCAAATGGTGCCCAGTCCAAGTTCCATGTTTTTCCATTGTTACCTGATGCACCAACAGCAACCTTTAATGTAATACCTGTAATTGAATAAGAAGCACCATTGGTTATGTTGGACTTGATATAAGAATCTACATTTGAAGGATTAAGTTTAAATAACATACCCTCTTTACCGTTTGTAGAAGACCAGTAACCTGCATAACCAGTTAGATTTGCATAGCCACTGGTTGAAACTCTTGTACCTGCAGACTGCATGTTTTTGTAGTGTGCTTGATAAACCCAGTCAAGAAGATAGTTACCACCTGAATATGAATTGTCTCCAACTGTCACAGTTCCTGTTCTCTGAACAGGCTGTGGAACATAGGCATTCCAAACAACAAGAGACACTGTAGAGCCTGAAGCAAGTCTTGTTCCATTTGAAGGAGACTGACTTGCAACTGTATCTGCTGTTGCTTGTCCGTTATAAGTCTGGTTCTGATATGTAACTGATGCATTTAAACCTAAGTTCTGAATGTTTATAACAGCAGTTGTTCTTGCTGTTCCTACATATGAACCTACTGTTGGTCTTCCATCTACATAGATACCGTAGTTAATTGCTTGTGCCTGTGCTTGTGTATTGGCTGCTGGTGACTGACTCGCTACCTTGCCAAAATCAGATGTGGTCTGTGTAGAGGTAGATGCAAGGCTATTGCTTCCCCATGTGAAGTTAGTATCAATAGCACCTGATGAAGGTGTTAAACCAATAATGCTTGGAACTGAATAGGTTGGATAAGGTGCCCATATTTCTACATTTACTGTACTTCCAACATTAACTGTCGTTCCTGCTGCAGGAGATTGAGATTTTATCTTTAAAGTTTGATTGAGGTTTGTATCATTTGTGTATACAACAGTTGGATTACCGTTGAGTTCTGCTGTATTAAGAGCGTTGCTTGCTGCAGTAAAGCCCAGTCCTACTAAAGAAGGAACTGCAATGGTTGTATTAGGTACATACACTGCATAGTTAATACCTGAGAACTTATTTACTGTCTGCCCTGAAGCAGTAGCCTGAGTTGCTACCTTGCCTTCATTGGCTACAACTGTTGTCTCAATACTGGATACCGTTCCAGAGTAGAGATTTGCATTCTGCAAGGCTGTGTCTGCTTGGGCTTGGGTTAGCCCTACAAGACTTGGAACTGTGGATAGGGTATTTGTATATACCTCATAGTTAACGCTGCTGTTGGTCTGTACCTGAGTACCTGATACAGGAGTGGTGGACTTAATAATTCCATCTAATGCTGCATTTGCTGTGGCTACTGTAGTTCTGGTTCCTACTGAAAGGTTGAGGGCTGAAAGAGTTGTATAGATATTGTCTTCATCAGTATTAACTAAGTTAGGTACGGTCACATAGGGCTTCTGAATGTAGTAGTCATATACAACTGATGTGCCTTGGTCCTGAGTGGAACCTGCTGCAGGGTATTGGGAACCAACTACTACCTTGCCTACAAGAGTTCCATCATATGTTTCAACAGTATCAAGAGGACTACCTACTACAAGGTTTGCTGCAACAATTGCTGAATCAGCAGCAGACTTAAGAAGTCCACCAACATTAGGAACAGTAGTTGTTGGTTGTACAAAGTTATATAGTTTTACAGAAACTGATGAGCCTTCTGCTAATGCTTCTCCTGCTGCTGGTATCTGTGAATCAATAACTACTTTGTCATCTCTGCTTAAGATAGATGTGGTTTCATAACTGGCAATGGTGTAGCCAAAATTAAGTGGTGTCAAAATGTCATTGAGTTCTGTGGTGGTCTTTAAATCTAAGTCAGGGACTATGTGTGTAACAGGAGGTGGTGGTGGAGGTGGAGTAGGAGCCTCAATAGACCACTTAACTACTTGTGAAATATCTGTATCTGAGACAGCAGTAGGCAACCAAGAGATACTTGTTCTTGCCTTCAACTTAGCGTTAGTAACCCAAGCAGACCCATTCCACACCTTAAGTGCGTTCTGTGTTACCCAGTTACTGCCATCCCAGACCTTTTGCATTTACTTATGACCACCTGATTGGTGCTATTGATACATAAGGGTTAACAACAGAGACTGTTCCAGAGCCTGTTTTTCTTGCTACTGGAGTTACTACTGTTGCACCTGCATTAAATATTGCATAGAAATCATTTGATACTGAGTTCTTACCTGATACATATGAAGTACAAGCATCTGCTGCTGTTACTGCTTTTACAGTTGCTCCAGATAGTTGAACGCCATAGTTAACACCTGCTGTGTTATCACCTACTGGTTCTACAACTCCATAAGAGATGTGTACCCAAGCAGGTTCTGTGAGTGTCACTGTCTGTCCTGTTAGGTTAGATAGTGCTTGATAGGTACCTGTGTTGGTAATTGTTTCTGTACCCTCGTAAGAATACTTAGCAGGATTAGGTAACACTGCATCTGTATCAAACCAAATCTGTCCAACCTGTGGTGCTGAAGGTGCTGCTGCTTGTACTACTGCAAGTCCACCTACGCTACCCCATGAGTTATCAGCCTTCTTAACATAAAAGGCATGGTCTGCTTCTACATAGGCTGCGTTAACTGATACTGATAATCCTGTTAGTTCTGCAAAGGTATCTACTTGCACAACCCCATTGTCTTGCACATCAAGTAGTTGTTCTGCTGTGAGAACATTACCGTCTGCGAATTCTATATATCTAATTGTCATATAAATCTACTCCTTGGAAATAATATAAATTTTACTCTCCATGTATCTTGGTCAGCATTGAATGTGTGTTGCACACCAATGGTTGTAAGAGTCTCTTCATAAGTAAATGAGTCTGTCTTATGATGAATCTTTATTCTGTCCAATATCTCTGAAGATGCTGCTAATGAAGGGTTTTTCTTGCCATCCCATTCAATTTCCTTAACCAGTGGAGTTGGTTTCTGCCATTTGTTAAGAATGTTATTTGCCCATGTTGTGTGGAAGTTCTCATCTTCTGCAAGATTAAAGTTGGTTTCAACATTCATTGCATGAGTGCCGTATCTATTGATTAGGGCTTGTCTTCTCTTAGGCTCCATCACATCTGAAACTATCTTCTCTACCGTTTTGAATTCCCCATAGAAAGTCTCTGGGTCTTCTTGGAACTCTTTTGTGTAATAGGCGTACTTGTTAGTACCTGTTACCTCATTGATAGTGGATTGGATGTTGTAATCAAGAGCAATGTTCTTGTAGCCATACTTAGTGGTGTCTTCATTGTTGAATTCCATGAGGGTAGTTCCAACAGGAATAGTCTCTGAGGCATAGCACTGCAGGGTTCCATCCTTGTCATAGAAGATGAAGCCACCTTCTGTATTAGATGCAAGGACTAAGGCTTCCCATAGAGTTCTGTCATCTTCCCAGTACCCATGTTTAATCTTTCCCCCACCATGAATGGTCTTAGGTAAATCTTCCTTACCTGCGTTAGAAAACAAGGAAGTAATACGACCATTCCAAGTCTGTGAACCATTTGCTGTGATGCTTGATAATTTAGTTGTTGTTTGTTGTAGGTCTGCGATTGGGTCCATTACATCAAATGAGATAAGTGGATTGTCTTTGTCACTTCTGTAATCAACAAACTGATTATTCATTCTTCCTTGGAAGATAATTTCATTACCCCTGCGTAGGCGTACCTTTGTCTTAGGAACCATATAAATATTTACATTAGGGTCAAGAGTTTTATTCCTTGTAACAATGTGCATGACCCCTACAGAAGGCACAGGAAGTGCATAGGCACCTGTATAAGTGTCCACCCCTCTCTTTATATCAATGGAGAGAACACCATCCATAATCTCTGTCCACTCATATAAATTGTCATCCATGAGTTGTGCATCTGATGCAATGACTGCAAGATTTATTCTGTCTGAACCAAGGGTAAATAAACCATCTACAAAGGTTCTAAGTTCTAATGTTAATTCGTCTTGTAACTTCATCTACCGTTCACACCTGCGTACTTTTCCAATGCTGCACTAACAACTCTTCCAAGTTCATATGAATCAGTACCTAAACCAGCAGTGATGTTCACTGTAATTGGTTGAGCAGATGCTGTGGTGGCATACCCCAGACCACCTACAGGAGATAACTCCATAGGTATCTGAAGGCTTTTGCCTAAATCTTTAACGCTGTTTACTGCTAAATAAGCAGTCTTATCAATACCTTTAATCAGACCTTCTGTTAAGCCTGAACCTACTGCCATGAATACTCTTGAAGGTGAGTTAATACCTAATGCATTCTTAATACCGTTTGTAATTGCTGAGGCAACATTCTTAACAGCATTAATGGCTGATGAAATCATTGAACCAATACCGTTAATCATGCCCTGAACAATGTCCTTACCTATCTGAAGGAAGGTTCCACCCAAGCCTTTAGCAAAGTTAAGGATGTTATTAATCATGTTCTTGAATGCATCAAAGAGTCCTGAGAAGGAAACTCCCTTGAATGCATCTTGGAATATCTTTCCTATTCCTGTAAAGAAACCTACAAACTTATCTGCAAAGGCTTTAAATGCTTTACCTAAGTCATCCCAGTGGTTAATAACCAATATGACTATGGCAATGAGTGCTGCTATTCCTAAAACAATAAGTCCAACAGGATTGGCATTCATAGCAATGTTAAGGAGGATGTTTGCTGCTGTCAAACCTTGAACAGCCTTGGTCCACATAATAATTGGTGTAACTATCTTTGCAATGATTAGGAATCCACCTACTGCAAAGAGTATGTCTTTCATATCTTTAAAGTTACCGTTTGCTTTAGTTAAACCGTTTTTGTCTGTGTCAGTAAAGAAGTCAAACAACTTCTCAAACACCTTAAGCAGTGCATCACCAACTGCATCTTTAACATCCTGCATAGTCTTTGAGAGTTTCTCAAAGGGAGTCACCATTGCAAGAGCCTTCTTCTGGTATTCCTCACTTGTTAAATAATCTGTCAACCATTGAACTGTTGTTCCTGATTTAACTGCAGCATCAAATGACTTCTGTTGTTCTTCATTAAGGTGAACACCAAGTTGCTGCAACTCAGTCATTGTTACCTTGCCGTCTTTTACTACCTTCTGCATCTTGGCAGATAATTCTTCAATAGGCTGGTTAGTTAGTCTTGCAAGGTTAATTGTTCCTGCTGCTAAATCTAATGCGAGTCCATCAAGTTCTGCTCTTAGTTTTCCTCTTAGGTCAAGTACTAACTGTGCAATGGTTCCATCATCAACATAGAACTTCTTTGACATGCCGTTGACCTTTGCAACAATGGCATCTGCTTCATCTCCATACTCAGTTGCAAGAGCAGCGAAAGACTTCTTCTCTTCCTCTGCACCCTTGATAGCATCCTTAAACCAAGAGATACCAACCTGTAAACCAAATGCTGCTGCTATGCCTTTGAAGGCACCTGAAATCTTACTTACTGAACCGTTGAGGGAATTGAGTTTGGCATTAGTTTCATTAACACCTCTAACAAGGCTGCGTGTATCTGCAACAATGTCTACAACAATATTATTAGCCATTTTTCTTCCTTACCCCCTTCGTAATCCATACAACTTCTTCATTCGTTAACTCCCAGAATTGAGTGGGTGTATATCCTGTGGCTGCACAGAAGTCACCCATTAGTTCTAAGAGAGTGTCGCTTTTGGGAGTTCTGCACCTGTCAATGCTTGAAGTTCATCTACGCTCATGTTCTCTACTTGTTCCCAAGTTAAATCAGGCTGTGACTTTCTTCCCATGACTAATGCAATAGCAATAGTAAGTTTTACTTTAGAACCACTGTCCCATTCATCCATATTCAAACCTGTAAGAGTTTCAACCTCTCCAAGGTCCTTCATCTTTAATTGTGAAATATCCATTTAACTGCCTCCAATATATTTTCTTCTTATTGCATTCAGGTTTGATACATATTGTGTTCTTGTGTATTCCCTGTTTGTCCATGCTGCTCTTCTTAAGAATGGTTGTGCTTTAATATTTCTATCTGCCCAGCCATATTCCTGAACACCTGCATATGGAACCTTTGCTCCACCTGCTTTGATTTGAACCTTTTGTTTTGCTTTGTTTGCTCTTACTGAACCAGCAAGTGCACCTGTTTGTTGTGGTGCAATGGCAGAGGCTGTCTGTGCAACTTTAGAACCAATAGCGTAGTTTGCTTCTTTCAAGTCTTGAACAGCACCTGCGTACTGATTAAAACTTCTAACTACTTCTCTTAATCCTTTAACTGCAACTGTGTACTCTGCCATTGCTACCTAATTACGCTGCTGAAGTTACTTTTGTTGGCTTTCCATCAAGTTTGATGGTCAAGTCATAAGTAAAGTATTCCCCTGCTGCTCCACCCATATCAGGAACTGTTTCTGCATATCCTGTTGCTGTGAAGTGTGGTTGTGTGGCTGATGGAACTGCATTACCGTGTGGTGCAAATACAAGAGCAAGTGTTGCTCCTGGAGTTGTGAATAATGAAGTCCATAGTGATGCTGCTGCGAAATCTTGGAATCCTGTTACTGCACATGTGTAATCAAGTGAATCAGAATAATCTCCAAAACCCATTTCACCAACTGCAGAACTAAATACCACATTCTTTACTGAGCCTGCATAGTCAGTGCCACCAACTTTAAATACAATGCTCTTTCCTTTTAATCTTGACATTACTGTCCTCCTTGTGAATCTATAGTGATGTTAATGTTTGTACTTAAGTAAGTTGCTCCATTAGCCTCAGTGAGGAATGGTTTGTCTACATCTAATTTTGATACTGCCGTGTTAGCCCAAATCAATGGGATGAGTGCATCTAACAAAGTGTCCAGTCCTGTTGTCTCAACATCATTTTGTGCTGTTGGAACAAGAAGAAGAATCTTGAAGTTAGTTGAATAGATTGCTTCGTATTCATCATCATTAACACTGATGAAAGGAAACCCTGCTTCAAGAATTGCACAAGGAGCAGTTGGTCTTGCTGGTGAGAACTTGTAAACATTCTGCAGTTCTTCTCTAAGGATACTTGCGATATCTTCTTTGATTCCTGAAATGTTCATGCGAACCTCACCATGTATCTGTTAAGCAGTGGATAGACACCTGCTAATGGGTCTCTTGCAATACGGATAGGTGCTCCGTCATATGCTGAATACTGCGAGATACCCATAGGAGCAGAGCGTCTATGAAATAGTTCTGAACCAACCTCAAGGTAGCAACGCTTTAGAATCTGAGTGGGCACCTTTGTTGATTGCACATAAGATGCAATTAAGTCAGTAGCCGTTTCCCAGCACTCTTCTGCAAACTCGTTATCCAAGTCAGAAGCACCTACATACGCTTTGAGGTCAGTCCAGTCCATTTAATTTCCCCTAATTAGTCCAGTGGATTTCCAACTTTTACCAGTGCCTTTGGGTCGTGCCCTGCAACTGCAAGGTATCCATACACTGAGAATTGCTGTGTCAGATTGGTGATATCTCCATCATTGAGACGGAAAGGTGCACCTGCTGATTCGTAAGTTGTGATTGCTGAAGAAGCACCTGTTAGAAGTGTTCCATTTGCAAGTGATGGGTCTACAACGATTGGAAGACCTGCAATGTTTCCAGTCAAACCAACTGGGTTGATTGAACCAAATCCGTTTGAAGGATTTGTTGCTGCTGCGATTGGACGAGCAACACCATCAACCTGCTTAGCAAGTTGCTTGAATACATCAGATGAGCAAAGGATGAACTCCAATGCCTTTCCTGTTTCGTTGTTTACCTTTGTTGCTGAGTCTGCAAGCATCTCAATGATTGCATCTGCTGACCATGCAGCAACTGAAGATGTTGATGTTCCTGACAATGAGTTGATGTATGCCTTAACGACATTGTTTGTCTTCTTTGCATAGGCTGCTGCCATTGCACGGAATGCTGCATCTACATAAGCAACTGATGAACGCTCAATTAATTGGCGTGTCATTGCTGTGTATCCACCGTAGGTCTTGATGTTTGCTGTTGCTGAAGTCAAGTCAATCTTACCAAATGTAAGAGCGTCTCCTTCTGCTACCTGCTCATCAATCTCTGAAGAATCAGAATTGAGTAGTGGGTATTCAATTGTCATTCCATCTGCTGGAAGTGGTGCTGAACTAAATACATTGTAAGTAGGACGACCTGCATCAAGAATGCGGATAGTCTCATTGACCCATGCGTTCTTTAGGATGCTGTCTGCCATTACTGAACTTGTGTCTGCAAAGGCACGAGCAAGAACAAGACCATTGTCTTCTCCTGTTGCTACTGACTTTACATATTCTCCGTATGAACGGAATTTTGGTGCAGTTGGAGCCTCTGTCTTGTCTGCTGACAAAACTTCTAAACGGCGTTCCAACTCTTCTGCATGATTACGCACTTCAGCGATTTCTGAAGAGTAATCAGGTGTAGTTGTTGTTTCCATATTATTTGTTTCCTCCTTGATTTCTCTAACCTCAGTCACTGAGGCGTTTTCATATGCAGGGAAATCCACTAAAGAAACTTCTTTGAGGTTTACCTTTTTGCGTATGATGTTTCTGTCTTGCTTCTCATCTACCAGTGGAATGAATCCAACTGAAAATGAACGGATAGCACCATCTTTAACTAACTCTAAAGTTTCGTCTCCAAGTTTGGTGTTACTTATCTTTGCTTTAATCCAGAGTCCATCTTCACGCTCTTCCATGTGATTGACTTTGCCTATAATGTCTTTATGACCTCTGAATAGTTTTACATGAGCATTAAGGTCTACAGAGCCTCTTACAAACTGCTCTGTGTCTCCCCCACCAATGTCAATAATGTCATTGTATGGAACTGCTCTACCAATGACTTCTCTTGCTTCTACATTGGTTTCTCTGATTTCAAAACTTCTATTTTCCATGTTTGTCTCCATTACCTCATTTTAAACTGCAGGTTGGTTAGCACCTTGCTGAGGATTGTTATTTGCTACTACAGGTTGTACAACTGGAGGAAGGTCTGCCAAATTAATTGGAGGCATTCCTTCAGACTCTCTGACTTCATTAGCCGTTAAGAATCTCTTATCAATACCAATTGCATAACTCTGATATCTATTTAATACATTAGGTCTTAGGAACCCAGTGAGATTAAATTCTGCCTTCTGACCTCTTGGTAGCAAATCAGTTAATGCCTGTTGAATGCGAACTATGTACTGCTGTAGTCCATCTTCATACAGTTTCTGTCTGTCTTCATTACCGTTTGTATATGTGAGTCCTGAACCTTCTACTGAAAGTCCAAGGTACATACTTGGAACACCAAACATATTTGCTATCTGACGAGTAGTGAATGTCTGGTTAGCCAAGAACTGTGCCTCTTCAGGGTTAAGTGATATCGCTTGATATGCAAGCCCTGATGAAAGAACAGCAACGCTTCTTTCTTTCTGTGAATCAATGAATGCCTTCTTGTTAGCAAGGGCAATATCTGCAGAAAGAAATTCTGATGTGGTGAGAGTTCCTGTTGGAACAGCAGCCATCTTGAACCAATTGTCTGCATAGTTCTGCAAGTCATTGGCTGATTGAATAATTTGTGTGTGTCGTTGTAGTGGACCCTGACCATAGATATCTCCAGGAACAGTCCATAACTTTATGTGCTTAACAGTGTCTTTTGCTTGCTTAGTACCGTTAATTGAATAGGTAAGGTTTCCTGCATTGTCTTGTTCTACATTTACCCATGATGGAGGTATGAGTTCTAAATTAGATACTCCTCTAACTCCCTTGTAAATCTTCCAGTATGCATTTCCATAAATAGCCATGGATACAACTGTTTGTCCCAGAAATTCTGCTTGAGTAACATTGTTCTCTACATCAGGTGTAACTAACCATGATGGAGACTCAACCTTATCAATACCTCGCATTACTTCAACAGGTATTTGCATTACTGCTGTTTCAAGAACAGAAATACATCTTGATACAGGAATAAGTTTTAATGCTGTAATTTCATTAACTACAAATGGCTGTCTGAAGGGAATGAAGGCACCACGCTCTTCCATCTCTGAAGGAACATAGTTCTCTACATATTCTATCTCTCTGCCTAAAAGTCTATCTATAAATCCCATGTGTTCTCCTTAAAATACCATCTGCGTTGCTTGGATTTGTGTGTCCACATACCAGATAGCCAAAACTGTTGCTAATGCTGCATCAATGTCTGTCATAGAGTCTTTTCTTGTAATCTTCCAAGACTCACCAACATTCTTACGCACTGCCCTTTGCATTTGCACTGACACAATTTCATCTTGAGGATGAGTTAATGTCTTTCTCATAATTCTACGATATGCGTTGTTTGACCCATTGATTAAGTCCTTATGTGTAGCCTTATGCACCCTAATTCCTCTTTGTTGTAATGCTTGTGCAAGGTCTGAAGAAATATATGAATCAACAATAAATGGAGCACCAAACTTAGATAATCCAACACAAGCCCTTGTTAATTCATCAATATTGGTGTTATTAAATGATGCAACTAACTCAGTGGAAACAATGTCTCCATCTTCTAAAGTGGCTGCAACTATTGAGGCATGGTCCCACCCTGGAGTTCTATCTACTGCAAATACCTGCACTCTTGAGCAAGTTCCATAAGGTAATTGCTGCCATGTACCTACAGGAAGCCACGCATTCATGCTGGAAACAAACTGGTTTAGGCGATACCTACGAGCATCTGCTTCTGGCATTGTTGCTAATTCATTCTTTACAGATGCCCAAGAAAGTAGTCCAGAAGCAAGATTTGGGTTGGCTTTGCGTACTTCAAACTCATCAAACACATCACAACCCTGTGGAGCCTCCCAACAGAAGAATCCAAACCTCTCAAAGTTCTTATCTTCATCAACTGACTTAGCACCACGCTCATATAACTTCTTTAGGAGTTCAGATGTGTCATCTCCTGCTGTAGTAATACCAATTGTTATACCGTCAGGTCTTGTGGCAGAACCCAGAGCCATTGCAGTCCAAACATCCTCATTAGCCACATGCAACTCATCAAATACAACAAGGGATGGATGGAGTCCCTGTGCTGTTCCTGCTTTAGCAGCAATAACCTTGTACACACCTGTGCCGTCAGAAGTCCAGAGACCTCTATGTTCTGTAGAACGAGAGAATAGAGATTTCAAGATATCTGAGGTCTGGGTTTGGTGTAACAGTCTTCTATAAACAATCTTTGCTTGGTCTGCTGAGGCTGCTACAGAGATAACTTCAGGTGCTGGTTCATGTAACAACATTCCATAGAGTGCAAAGAGGGCACCTATTAAAGATTTACCATTCTTTCTTGGCATTGAGATACAGACCTGTTTATATCTAAGTCTTCCTGCTAATTCTGGGTCTTCATGGTCATCTGGATATCTTTCCAATACCCTGCGTATTAGCCACTTCTGCCAATCTGTTAAAACCAGACCAGCATTGTGCTTTTCAGGTAACTTCCATATGGCTTCTACTACATTTATTAACTTGTCCCCATCTGTAATGAGGTTTTCATCAAGTGAAGAGGTGTAGTGAGTAGGTAGCCATTCCATTAAGACCCATTTGCAATCTGTGCAAGCATTTCTTGAGGAGTTATGCTCAAATCCTGTCTTCTATTGTTCATTAAGCCTAAATTGCTTAATAACCCAATAAGAATGGGTGCTAATTGATGCCTTCTATCTGGCATTTGGTCCATGGTTTGAGCCAATAGAACTGCTTGTTGAGCAGCACCTAAGTCTGCATCCTCAAGCCATGTAGCACTTCTGATAGATGCAATTACTGCATTCTCTAATGTTAAATCCAATACCAATGGTTCAAAATCAGACTTAATAAGCCTATGTGCCCTTGGTCCCTGCGTTAATCCTGTTCTCATTCTGCCTCCTGATTTACTAATTATAGTTTGGTTGTATTTCAACAAAGGATGCGGGGTTTCCTGTAGATAAATAAAAAACCATCAAACCTTTCAAACCTTTATATCCACATATTGTGCATATCTGGAACACTATTTATAAGGTTTGTTATTAGGTTTGGAGGATGCGGG